GAAGAAACTCCAGAGGAAACACCAGAAGGGACTTCTATTGAAGAACCCATCACACCAGAAACGCCCGAAAGCGAACCAGAAGAACCCGAACCTATAAAAGTTGAGATGGAAGAACCAGAAGAACCGATTGTTGACTACAAAGAAAAATTCACAGCATCTACAAGAGAAGCACAGGTTTTATCAGCCAAGAATAAAAAACTCACAGAGATTATAGACAAAGCTTCGGAACTTCCAGAGTTGACATTGGAAGAATTGAGTGGAGAATATCCCGACTGGGACTCACTTACTGATTTTGAAAAGAAGCTGGCGAAGGACAATCTATTAAATAAACGTCGCTTTGAGTTAGTAAATCAGGCAGTCCAAGAAACGAAAAGGATTGATGAATGGGTAAATAAAGTAGATAAGTTTGTAGAGGAAACTTCTGCTTCTGATAAATTTCCAGAGCTTGAAGGAAGGGAAGATTCGTTTAGACGATTTTGTTTGAAACCCACAAGACGAGGAGTTGATTTTGAGGATTTGGTAAAAGCATTCTTATTTGATATTCAACCACCGGCGAAGCACAAAGGCTCGCTTTTGGAAACAGGGACAGGTGGACCCAAAGAATTAAAACCCAAAGAAATGAGTGTCGAGGAAATAGCAAGAATCAGGAAAACAGACCACAAGAAATACCGCCAGCTTATCAAAGAAAAAAAGATAAAGATTGAAATATAGACTCCTGTTGACTTCAATTATTTTTATTTGTTATTTTTAGTAAACGGTTCCCCTAACCCCGTAGTTGGGACTGGAGGTCATCCGTAAAAAGCGAGGGGGTGAGAACCAACTATGGATACATACGCAGATAACTTAGCAGAAGGATTTGCTCAGAAAGTCGTAGAGCATTACTACGAAGGTGCTGTAGCTGACGCAATCACCAACAATGATTATGAAGGCGAAATCGAGAATAAACTCTCCAAACTCCACATTCTGACATTCGGTAAATTAGGTTTGACGGAATACACTGGTGCCAATTTAACTCCTGATGACCCGGAAGAATCAGTAGGAGAGCTAATCACAGACGAACTGTGGGCGTATTACTTCAAGATTCCATCTCTTTCCAGATTTCAGTCTTGGATAAAGAATCCTGAAGGGACCCTCATTGAGCAATGCGGTAATGAACTGAAAGAAAACATTGATAACTACGTCTTAGGTCTTTACGGTGATGTAGGTGCAGGAAACAGGGTCGGTACTGATTACACAACTGGTACGGTTGCAGTAGCAGCCACAACAGGAGTTGTAACCGGGTCTTCGACAGTCTTTACATCTGGAATGGTTGGCAAAGGTTTTAAGGCATTAGGTCACACGAAGTGGTATAGGGTAAAGACTTTTACATCTACTACTTCTATAACCATTGAGGATGACTCGGACGACGACACCTCAGCCTACACAGGTGGAGCAATAACAGCGGGTGCTACCTACGCAGTTCAGGCAAATACAGCAGTACAGATTGCTTACAATACTGTTTACGGATACATTGTTAACCTCAAGACCAAACTTGATGAGGCTAAAATCCCTCAAACAGATAGATGGCTGGTTGTTCCTTCTGGAGCAGCAGGAGTACTGCTCAAGGCAACCGAACTTATCCCAGCAGTTCCTACGGCCTACGAGGAAGTAGTTAAAAGAGGTCTTTTGGGAACAATTTCAGGATTTCAGGTCTATTAGAACGAGCAGATCTCTGGCAATAGCGTTGATGGCTGGCACGTTTTGGCCGGACACAAATCAGCAATAACCTTCGCTATGGGCTTTGTTGAATCTGGAATCGAGGATTTAATAGGTAACTTCGGTAAAGCATACAAAGGTCTCAGCGTTTACGGTGCAAAAGTCGTAGACGAAAGACGAAAGGCTTTGGCTGAAGGTTTCTGGAAACTCTGATTCTAGCTTTCAGAATTGAAGAGCACGGCGGGATAATACCTGCCGTGTTTCTTTATATTAAAAATTGGTACTTGCAAAGGGTAAAAAATAATTGCTAAAAATAATTAATGGCAAGAACGAAATCAATTGAATTTCCTAATACACTTGATGAATTCAGGGATTTATTTGACAAACTCCAGAGGGCGGTAACTTCTAATGTGCTTAATTCCGGGGGTCTCGCAATAAAGACTTCTTCTTCTGCTTTAGCAAAAAGTGTAAATACTGTTTATTTTCTGATAGATGGTTCGATGTTCTCAAAGGCTGCTGCTGATATGGCTGCTCTTGCCGGAACAGTTACTAACGCTAAATACAATGTCTATGTATTTACTGTTAATTCAGCTGGAACCCTTGCAACTTCTATGGGAACGGAAGGTGCTACTTTAGGCGGTGTGGTTTTCCCGACAATTTCTGATGGACAAGCTGTCATAGGATTCGTGATTATTAACCCGACAGGAACAGGAAATTTTGTAGGTGGTACTACGGCTTTGGATGACGGAACTGTTGTCCCTAATGCTGTTTATGTAAATACTCCTTTTCCCTTCTTGCCTAATCTTGTAACACTCTAAATATTTCTATTGTTGATGCTTGCATTGTTTTAAATCTTTTTGTTATAAAGAATTTGGGGGTGAGAATCAATGAAGCCTGAATGTTCAATCTGTAAAGGAAAGTCTAAAGACAATACCTATATCTGGGATGGGAAAAAACTTTACCATAAGTCTTGTTTTAAAGTTGCTGGTATGAAATTGGAAGAACCCAAGGTTGAAATAACGGAAGGTGAAGAAGGAGAATCAGTTGCGGTTTCTGTTGGCACTGTAAAAGCAGGAGCCAGAGCGAAGCTTATAAACTGATTTTTTAGTTAGAAGGGGGTGAGTATAAATGGCAGACATGGTTTTTAATAATTTCAAAAAGAATATTATGAACGGTAATATTGACCTTGATACTGATACTATCAAAGTGATGCTGGTTACTTTGTCTTATTCTCCCAATCAGGACACTCACGAATTTATGAGTTCTGTAACCAATGAGGTCACCGGAACTGGTTATACAGCCGGAGGACAAGCACTAGCCAGCAAAGCAGTAACGGTTGATACAACCGACGATGAGGGTGTTTTCGATGCTGCTGATATAACTTGGTCAACATCAACAATCACGGCCAGGGCAGCAGTCCTTTATAAGGACACGGGAGCATCAACAACCAGCCCTCTAATTTGCTACTTTGACTTCGGTTCTGACAAGTCAAGTTCGGCAGGGAATTTTACAATTTCCTGGAATAGCGAGGGGATAGTCAATCTGAATTAGAGTTTGACTTTTTATTCATGGATAAACCAACTGTTTTAATTGGTACTCCTAATCATGGTTCACTAATTCCCGAATACGTTTTATCTTTATTCAGTGCGATTAAATATCTTGAAGGAAAAGCACAGGGCGGTTTGATGCTTTATCAAAGCCCTCTGGTATCTGGTGCCAGAAACTTTATTGCAAAAGAATGCGACAAAGACTTCCTGATGTTTGTTGACTCCGATATTATCTTCCCGCCTTACTCTGTCTGGAATCTTATCGAAAGGGACAAAGATATAGTAGGCGGTCTTTATTATGGCAAAAATGAATCACACAAGCCGATTGTTTACCGCCTAAATGAGAATGACAGATTTGAAAACATAATCGAATACCCCAAAGAGCTTTTTGAATGCGACGGTATAGGGGCAGGCTTTTTGCTTATAAAGAAAAAGGTCTTGGATGCTTTTACTGACGATGTAATCAAAAAACTCGGTAAGCCCTTCAATATGCGACAAAAAGATGACGGCTCAGAGGAAGGCGAGGATTTGGCATTTGCAAGAAGGGTTAAGGCGTTAGGCTATAAAATCTGGTGCGACCCAACTATTAAATTAGGTCATGCTGGCTTGGAAATGTTTGATGAAAGATACTACAAAGCCAACCTTGCTCTGGGGAAATATGCCAAGCTTGAATACACTAACGATATAGAAGGCTGGATGAGCAACGGAGAACTTAACTGGCTCTACTTACAAGCAAAGAAGATGAAATCAATTGCCGAGATTGGAAGCTGGAAGGGCAGAAGCACCCATGCTTTATTATCTGGTTGCAAAGGAACTGTAACCGCAATAGACCATTTCAGGGGAAGCAAAGGCGAGGAAAAAGAACACAGAGAAGCCAAAGAAAAAGATATTTACCAAGAGTTCTTAAACAATGTCGGGGAATTTAAAAATCTGAAAGTCTTAAAGATGACAGGCGATAAGGCTTCTGAGAAAGTTGATAAAGCCGATATGGTATTTATTGATGGTGAGCATACTTATGATGCGGTTAAAAATGACATCCAAAAGTGGCTCCCTAAAGCTAAAAAACTTATCTGCGGGCATGATTACAACTGGCAAAGTGTAAGAATGGCGGTTGATGAGGTTTTGGGGGATGTAAAGACTGCTGAGAGTATTTGGTACAAGGAAATGCACTAATCTATTTGTTCTTTTCAGGAGGTTCGGGTTCAGGTGACTTAGATGAAGATGATAAAGATGAAGGCGTAGACCCAACCATAAATGCGTGTATAGATGATCCTGCTGACGCAGAAGCGCCAATGAGTGCAGATGCCGTTCCTGTCGCCGT